TTATCTTTGTAAGCATGAATAACATTTGCATCTCTCATCTCTACAAGTATGTTCTTTGTAATAGGATAGTTAGATTGTATATGTTCTGCTATGTCGTTTATGGTTCGTGGTTCTGTAAGATAAGCTAGTATCTTTTCTTTCACGATACATCTTTCACTTTGCAATGCCATTTCCTTTTATCGTCTTGATGCCAACCATGCACATGAATAGTCCAACCTGCTTCACGAACTGCACCTACATTTTCATGGTCAGCTATTTTTTTACATCTAGCACTCATGTTACCTGCTGAAGTTGTTTGGACAGCTAATGTTTCTTTTCCTTTTAGAGCTAGTATATCTATGAAGCCAAATAAGTCTTGTCTGGTTTTACTCCAATTATTCCAATGTTCTGTAATCCAACAAGTGTATCCTTCTTCTCTTAGTTTAGCTAATGATAATTGCGTAGGTGATTTACTCGCCATCAAACTGCTCACTACTAGGCTTAGATGTGCCTTCGTATAATCTGTCTAATTCACCTGTTGATTTGTTAAGTTCGTATTCTATTAAATGTGGTGATGTATAAGCATCTTTCTTTTTCTTGCCAAATATCTTATCCCAGTTATTTTCAAACGTTGGTCTATCTGTAAAAGGTCTAGGAGAGCTGCCTTTGCCCATGATTTATCCTTTCTTGTTGTAGTTTCTCATACTCTTTATTTAGTTCACAACCTAAATATTGTCTACCATGTTGCAATGCTACTTGTGCAGTTGTTCCACTTCCCATAAATGGGTCAAATACAATATCATTTTTACGACTACCTGCTAATACACAAGGCTCAATCAATTCTTTAGGAAAAGTTGCAAAATGAGCACCTTTGTAAGGTTTAACATTTACAGTCCAAACACTTCTTTTATTTGCCCCTAATTCATTAGGCATTGGATAACTTTTTCTATTACTATCTTTTGTTTCAATTTCATTGTGTTTTTTATGTCCACCTTTGGCTGACATATTTCCACCATTAGACTCATCCCAAAGTCTTTTATGCGGAGTTCTTATTGCATCATTATTAAAATAATATTTAGGATTTTTAGTAAGCAAAAATATATACTCATGTGCTTTTGTGCATCTATCACGAACAGACTCAGGCATTGGGTTAGGTTTATGCCAAATAATATCTTGTCTTAAATACCAACCAGCTTCACGTAATGCAAAAGCTAACATCCATGGTATTCCAATTAGGTCTTTTGGTTTTATGCCTTGTATTACAGGTGGTCTAGTAACACCATATTCAGTATTACCTCTTAATGATTGATTGGTTGTTGATGTTCTGCCACCGCTAGAATAACTATCGCCAATATTTACCCATAATGTTCCATCATCAGCTAATAATTCTTTTACATGATTAAATACATCTACCATGTTTTCTATGTATTCTTTAGGTGTTTGTTCAAGACCAATTTGACCATCAACTCCATAATCTCTTAATCCGTAATAAGGTGGTGAAGTAATACAAGTTTGAACTTTAACGCCTTCATCTATCCAGCGTTTCATTATTTCTCTACAATCTCCAAATTCTATTTTGTTCATAGAATACCTATCATTTCATGTTCCCAAAGATATTGCATTGTAGTAACGTAAGCTCTATTCCACATATCACGTCTTTCTTCTTTTGTTAAATCTTTACCCATGTCTAGTGTGTAATGGCACTCATAACATAATGCAGCACATAAGGCATCTGATACTTTGATACCCATTCCTTTGCCTTCATTACGGTGTGCAGCACAAACTGTTTCAGACATGATACCACAATGTTGACAAGGTAGCTGTCTTAAAAGTTGAGTTAGTTTTTGATTGCGATATATCACTAAAAATCCCAACCCCAACCCATAGTCTGCGCCCATACCTCTATCTGTTGTTGGTATTCTGTCATCTCACTTGTGGTTAGTTTTGTTGTTGACTTTATAAGCTCTACAGGCATACCTGCTATTTCTGTTTGGTAACGTAAGAATTTATATCCCATGAGTTCGTGTATCTTATCTTTCTCAATACCAAGATGTTGACCTATGCTTGTATACAATTCCCATAGTCTTTCGTTCTGTTCAAGACTTCTATTTAGTTTAGCGTCTGTGACTGTAACACGCCAACGTTTAGTGAAGTCAAGAGATTTTAATTTCTCGTACAACATGGGTAGGTTTTGCTGATTTAATGTCCACTTTATCATCTCTCCATCCTTTCGTTTTAAATACTTGTCCGTCTTTAGATACAGCTTTATATTCTATATCATTTCCAAATAGCTTTTTACATTCCTTGATAAAATCATTTATGGTCATTACCAAGTAGCCCTTCTACCTGCAATTTGATATCTATCCATAGCTCTATTAAGAACTGCTGCATCATGGTGATACCTTTGAGCAGACTGGTCGTTATCTTTACAGCGTTTAGCATGAAGTTTAACTCTCCATTGTTTTCGTTGAGCATACATTACACTTAATACAAACCATGTTGAATCATAAATCATTTTTTACTCTCCTTGTGTGTGTCAATAATTAATTTTCTCATAGCTTTAATTTCCATGTTTAACAAGTCAATTAATACTAAAAGTTTGTCTAGTTTTTGTGTATCTGTTAATTTCATTTTAAACTCTCCTAAGGTTTGTTTATCCAATTCTTATCCCACATTTCTTTGTAGTGGTCATCTTTGTAAAAGTCTTCACGTTTCCATCTATCAAACTTTTGTCTAACTTTCAATGGTAATATTTCTTTAGGTTTGTCTTCTCTTTGCACCACATATTCTACTGCATTGTAAAGAGATGTGATAGTTGTGATTGGTATATTATCTAATGTCATGGACTCTCCTTATACTTTAAACCTTTTTGGTCAAAATAAAAATTAAACGACCCTTCCCATTGTGCATTACGTTGCTTTTGAATAAATGCTTTTGCATCTGGAATAATCTTTAATTCGTCATCAGAAGTCTTACCTTCCTCTATTAGTTTTTCTTTGTAACGGTTACGCCATATACAGATAATATTATCACTTAACGCCCTTATTAACGAGCTTCCCATAATATCTGTGGCATCTGGTATTTCTGTTTCATCTTTCATTTTACGAGTATGTGCTACTAAAAATACATGTATGTTTAAATCACGACAAGTTGTAGCTAATCTATCTACAAACTTTTTTTGATTTTCTAAAGACTCTTCGCTAATATCTGACATTTTCATAAGAGAGTCAATAATAAATACTTCGCAACCAAGAACGTGTTTTCCATAGTATAACGTGGCAAACATATCTTGTGAAGTAGTAACACCTAACTGGTCGTAAATATATAACTTGTCTTTAGCACGTTCACAAAACTTTCGTATGTAATCATCTGTGGGTTCTGGTGAACCTAGTGCTTGTGTCACCATACGAGCTAGTGTAAGCACAGGTCTCATTTCTAAAGACGCTATTAAACATTTAGTTTGTTGACGCATCATAGACAATATAACTTGTGATAACCACATAGACTTACCATGACCTGATACACCGGTAAGGATAGTTAGTTCCGCTTGCCTAACACGAAATTTATCTTCCGTCTTAATCCAGCCAAGCGATTTACCACTATGAATTTCCTCACCGAAATATCGCACCAAGTCATCAGCAAATACGTCTGAACCTTTAACCTTAAATTCTGCATGGGCATACTCCTGTTCGTAGTAATCAGTAATGACTGACTGATTGACAGTTAGTTTATCTAATGCCTCTCCTATGTTCACTAAATGCCACCTTCCCAAACTTTACGAGTTGGCATATTACCATCTTCCCATCTCTCTTGGTTAATTAATGTCATAGGTGCTGGAACAAATCCTTCTTTCCATTGTTTAGTTTCTTTCATAGTTTTGACATAGCCTATAACTTTATCAGCTATTGAGTCAAGGTCTTTTGCTTTCCATTTTTCCATACAACCTTTTTTGTTAGTTTTACGAACAGGTGGATATAAATTCCAGAACTCATCAAAACGCACAATGGTTTTTATTATCTTATCTTCTCTTATCTTATCTGCTATAGAGTTTCTATATACTTTTTCTAGACTTTGCCCTGTAACGAGCCAATAGTCTAATTCTTTCAACATTTTTTCTATAAAATCTATAGGCTTTCTTAATCTAAAAGCAATCTCTGAAACTTGTGGTAAATTGCCTTGACTTTCACTAGCTAAACACCAAAGTTTAAATAATGTGACTTGTTTTACATCATCCATCATCATAAAATCAGCGTCATTTAGCAAATCACGACCATAGCATTTAAACCATTTCATATCTGATTTATGCTTGTAGTGGTTGTATTTATCCCAGTTTTTAATTCTCATCTTCAACTCCAAATAACGCTGTATTAATCATGTCATCCCAGTTCATTAAAATACAAGTGTCTAATAACGAATCGTCATGGTTAATTCCTCTTAAAAAACCTTGAATATATAACAACACTTCTCTTTCTGTCATCTTTTCAATCATAATACTCTCCTTAAAATAAACATTCTTCATAAAGTTCTGTTACTGGCACGACTTTTGCTTTAGGTAAAACATGGAGCTTACATCCTGGTCTATTCTCAAGAAACCATTTAGCAGAAGCCTTGTTACTAAAGGCTCTCAAAGGTTTTCCATCAAATTCGTCTAAGATAATATAGCGTAAGTTTTCCATAGGCAAAACACTAACACAAACAATATCTATTTGTAAACTATTTTATTTATAGATTATTTATAGGAAATACTTGACATGTGTTTTTACATGACTTAAAGTTCAATTGTCAATTTTTAGGAGAGATGACATGAAAATTTCAACAATGATTATCACAGTAGTATTTTTCTACGCTTATGTAGCTTTATGCCTATACGTTATGGGTAAGTTAGCAGGAGCTATATAATGGAACGCCACTTAGACCCAGACGAATATTTAGATGATATGGAACGTCTTGAACAACAAGAACAGGAAGCCTATCATAAACTAGACCAACAGGAGAAACATGATGACTAACTGGGGATGGGATAAAGATAAACACCATACAAATTATAACCAATGGGATTATAAATTTCCTAGGACTTATCGTGAACGCTATGGTGTAGAGTATAGGTATGACAATACAGAACGTGAAGAAAACATTACAAGAAATGTATTGACTGTCATATTAGTTTTAATTATAGTGGGGATGCTATGGCTACAGAACTAAAACACATATCAGTAATATTAGAAGAAGTATGGAAAGACTTAGAAGAACTTAACAAACGATTTGATGAAAGGGAGAGAGCAAATGGAAGAGTTGATGTTTTACCAACAAGTGATGCAGGAACTACACGAGATAGAAACCAAACAACAGGAGAGAAATGATGAGTAAAGAAGGCGTAGTAAATATTAGAGGTAAAGAATATAAGACAGTTGCATTACGTGTTCAAGAGTTTAGAACAGATTTTCCTGGACATAGTTTAGTTACTGACATTGTTAAAATTGATGATGACCAATGTATAGTAAAAGCTATGGTAGTTAAAGATAATGTAATTATTGCTACAGGTCATGCACAAGAGTTTAGAAAAGCTAGTCAAATTAATGGCACATCTTATGTAGAGAATTGCGAAACATCTGCTATAGGTCGTGCTTTAGCTTGTCTTGGCATTGGTGGCACAGAGTTTGCATCTGCTAATGAAGTTGTTAATGCTATCTATCAACAAAACAATCCTGTTGTAGAAGAACTTACAGAAGAACAATTAGAGATTGCTAAAAACAATTTAGAAGAAGCTGCAAAACGTGGTGAGTTAAAACAAGCGTTCTTTAAATTAACGCCTAGTGCACAAACTAAATTACGTGACTATGCTAACGAACTCAAGAAGTCTGCATGAGTCATTTAACAGATAATAGACGTCATAACATCATTACAGCCAGTAACTGCTGGGCATCTGTATATGAGAGACAAAAATTATGGCGTCAAATGACTTTAAGAGAAGCTCCATTTGAAGGTAATGAAATGACTGAATGGGGTAATCTACATGAACATTTAGCTATATGTGAATTTGAAAAGGCTATGGGAGAGATTACTGAAACTGGCAATAAACTGATAGTGCATCCTGATTTACCGTTAGGCGCTAGCCCAGATGGTTTCCTAAACAGACTTCCAATAGAAGTCAAATGTCCATATAGTCAAGAGTTTTATGGTATGATTCCAGACCGTTATTATTTCCAAACACAGTTACAAATGGAAGTATGTAATGCGCCAAGATGTTATTTTGTGGTGTGGACACCAAAAGGTATTACTATACAAATTATTGAAAGAAGCAAAGAATGGTTTGACTGGTATAAACCTTTAGCGTTAGAATTTATGAAGTTTGTAGAAGATGATGTAGAGCCTACACGTTGGAAACGCAAACCTATATTTGACATAGATTTAAAAGAAGATAAATTATTATTTCCAAAGGAGCAATTAGATGGCTGAATATGACAACACGAATACGTTTACGTTATTTAAAAACGATAAGGGTGACAATCCTAAACGACCTGATTACACAGGAACTGCTAACGTAGATGGTATTGAATTTAGAATTAGTGGTTGGATTAGAGAAGGTAAGAACGGCAAATTTATTAGCGGTTCTGTACAAATGAAAGAAACTCAGGGTGAAACAAGAAGTAAACCAGCAGTTGAAGGTGCAGATGATTCAGATTTGCCCTTCTAGTAAAAAGGGGAGTTTGACCTCCCCTATTTATTTACTTGTTCATTACGTACATAGTAACTTCAAATCCAAAGCGCATTTCAGTTGCTGATGGCGATGTCCACATGGCGTTTCTCCTTTCTTTTAGATTTATAGTAGAATTATACGCTTGTATGAGTTTACTAGACACAAGAAAACCATGAAAGGTCTGTAATGGATATACATAACTTAGAACTAGAAGTTTCGTGCTACGCTACGGCACTTTACCATGAAGTTAATAATAGAACATTAGAGGAGAAATTGGGTGTCATTAATGTTATTCGTAATCGTGTCAAATCTGGTCTTTGGGGTCGTGATGTATGCTCTGTTATTTATGCTTCTGGGCAATTTATTGGCGTTACAGACGAGAGCCATAAGAAAATTGATAAAAAGACGTATCTTGAAACGCAACTATTGGTGCTTGATGCAATTGTATTTCATAAATATACTAACCCAGTTGCAAATGCTTTATACTTCCATGATGATTCCATTATGCCGAAACATTCGTGGTTTGGTCATAAAAAAATTACTCACATAGGAAGGATGGTGTTTTACTAATGGCTAAAAAAGAACCTGTAGCATGGCTTTACGAAGAGTTTGATGTTAAGTCTGGTGACCTTAAAAAGTCTTACCTGTGGTCATTTCATCCTAAAGAACTGTCATATCTTAATGACTTAAAAAATGCTACACATCATATTAAGATTACACCGTTATTTAGAGGTGATAAGATAGAAGAATATAAATCAATGAATAAGTATTCAGAAGCAACACAACGATTGATTGAAAGCAATAATGGACTCTAAAGCATTAACGCAAGAAGAAATAATTAAGATATATAAAGAAGCATTTGGAAAAGGTGACCAGTTGGTTACAATAGATAGAATATTTAGATTTGCAAGATTACTAGAACAAGCTCATGGAATAAAAGATGGCTAAGGGTAAAGTGTATAGTGTTATCTACGATAGAGAACAAGCATTAAAAATTATGGCTTATGTAAAGAATAATCCTACAGCTCATAGAACAAAAATAGCTAAAGATTGTATTACAAACTTTTATAGGCTTAAATATTTAGAACAAGAAGGTCTTGTGCATTTACCAAAACCTTTATCTTATGGAGAGCGAAATGGACTTGCTAGAAAAAATAATTGATTATATTATATGGGCTTTAGTAATTGGTAGTATAATAGGCTTTTTTTATGGTACGTATCAAGTTGTTGATTTATTTTTTATAAGGGGATAGTTATGGTAGATATGGTGAATAGACCTCCACATTACATGGTAGGTGGTATAGAAGCAATAGACGTAATTAAAAGTCGTTTAACAAAAGAAGAGTATATTGGGTATCTAAAAGGATGTAAGCTAAAGTATGACTTACGTTATCCGTTTAAAGATAATCCACAGCAAGATTTAGAGAAGTCTGATTGGTATAAGAATAAGCTATTAGAAGCTACTAGAGATGAAGATGCTATTAATCCACCTGAAGTAGAAGCTATTTTAGAAAGGTTTGATGATGAGTAAAGTATATTGGTTATTTGTGATTGTTATGGCTGCATTAGCTATTTGGGGAACTGAAAAGGCTATGGGTCAAACTACGACTATATTAGCACCAGATGGTTCTGTGACTGTGTGTCAAGTAGGTAGTAATGGTATTGTGATTTGTGTCTAATCATCCATTGGCGTTAGTTCGCCATAGATAGATAACTCTTCACCACTAATTTCAATTAGGCTATCGTCATCCAATGTGATGACTATAGTGCTATCGCCATGTAATGCTTCACACGATACAATCACTCTACCTAGCATGTGATTGCAGATAATTTCTACTTCTGACCGTTGCATAACTGTCCTAACAAATAGTGCCATTCCAACGCCCATTCTGTTTTAATACCATAGGCATTAGTTTTGGTTGTCCGTTAATAATAATACCGCATCCTACAATAAAACGACTTTTAAAGTTTTTAGCATAGTCAAATGCCATAGACTTTTGATGAATAAGGCAACCGACCTGCATACCCCAAATAAGAGCATCTGGGTTACTGTAATAACCAATACTGAATTTAGTATGATAGTGACCTTGAACCGTATTCATACCATATTGTTGTGCTACTTTAAGAACGTCAGCAGATAAGCCATGTGTAAAGAAACAACGACTGCCATCACTCAATGTAATGGTGTGGTCATCTACCCATACCCAACCCTTACCAACGCCTAAAAACTCGTTATAATGCTTTAAATAAGCCTTTGGCAAGCCATATTTTAATGCTCTACGATAAACTAAAGAACTGTGATTAGAGTGAACTAGAGTCATCTTTGGGAATATCTTTTCTAGTTCTTTTACATGTTGTTTAGCTACTTCTAACTCATGCCCAGGAGAGTATAAGTCTGGGTTATGTTCGTGCATAGATATAGCGTGTTGGTCTAGCTCATCACCTATGTTGACTACGTGGTCAAACTTGTATTTAGCTTTTAAAGCCTTTAGAAACGCAAATGCGTCAGGATGATGATACGGAATGTGTAAGTCACTAATAACTAATACTGATTTATATTTCAAGTAACTCTCCTAGTGTTGAGATACTTTATTATATACTATATATAAAATTAGCATTAGAAACACGTATTTAAAGTGTGTGATAGCGCACAATATGTCGCAGATAAGATAATCTAGCATATCTTAATTGTGACTTTTTTAGCTTTCTTGAGCTTCTCAAATAGTTTGTTAAACGCTACTCTTGAATTACCAATAAAGTCTTTACCTGACCATGTTGTGCCTACTAATATACATCCTTCTGTATGAGCTGATGTATTACCTGCATGAATACGAACACCGGTAAAATTAGGCACGTTTTCTAATAAAGGTAAATTCCTATTGAAACG